TACCGTACATACCAGGCTCGGAATATACGTAGCCTCCTTCGCCAACCTCCTCTCCTCGATAAGTTGATTTACCACCTTCGAATTTATAACCAGGAAATATAGGTCTTCCTTTTTCATCGAAGACGGTGTACTCATCTCCAAATTCGCTGTAGAGAGTGTTGTCTTCAGTGATAGTAAATCTACTAGCACCCTCGGTCATTTCACCCATATCTCTATAGTTGAATTGATCCTGAGGTTTTCTGTTGTTACCAAATATAATTTTGGCAGTTAATGTGTTGGTTGTATCATTAACAGTCATACCTGCAACATCGGCCAGAATTTGTCTTGCAGTAAAATCGGCTTTTCTCGCATTAAAAACGGCCTCTGTAGCAAGAACGTCATTATCGCAATACTCAGCAACTTTCGTCCACATCTCTTCCGGCACCGGTTTGTCCCACGGTAAACCAAGTTCCTTATGATGAATACCTAATTCTATTTGAAACTTTTTTAAGGACTGCTTCTTACTGGAGAAATCGTAAACGTCCGTATAAGACACATTATAGGCTTCCCCGAAGAAACAATTCCGACTACCGTTAATGATCTTCTGAGATAGATTGTAAAGTTGCTCATTTGTATAACCCATAAGTCTGGCATACAAGATATGATTATCGTACCGGCGACAGTTAAAACCGACCAATCTGAATTTCATAAGATCTTCAATTTCGGTCGGAGTAGGGTTAATCATTCGTACAACCGGTTTTCCTTCACCCTCAATCTTCCAATTCACTAAAAATAAATTAGGGAATACTTCAACGTCAAAAAATACAAGTTTTGCGTCTTCGTTTTTTTCTCCGGAGGATATCTCTTCCGATTTAAACTGCATCTTATTTACTAGTTTAATACAATAATCGGACTGATTGGTGCTATTTGCAGCAAATGCTAATATCGCATTGCGCATATCGGTAATATCATAATTCAAACCACTAGCATATGCATCCTCCAGTATTTTATAAATAAAATCGATACTAGGTTTAGTACCTGGATGTATCTCTTTGTTGAGATTTCGTTTGATCAGTGTTCTAAGTCCTTTCTCACTCTTTATTGCTTCAAAATTTACCATTTTATTTTCTCCTTTCAGCGGTAGACCAGAGCTGATAGTTGAGATTGGCAAGTCGTTACATTTTGTCAATTTACGTCTTAACGAACTTTTACCAGTGAACACCTTAACTTCTACGTGGTCATCATAAACTCGGCTCAGTTTCGAGACATCTCCTGTATAAATATAATGGAGATGGATCCCGCTACCGCTTTTACTGAGCTCCGCATATGTCGGCGGCCATTTACTGGCTTCTTCAATATTCCTTTCGAAAGATTTATTACCATCTTCGTCTGGAATATCAAAGTCGATAACAATATGGTTTTCGGGAACTCTAACATAGTGCACCCTAGATGTATCCAACTCAGATAGTTTCGACGTAACATCATCCCATTTTTTGAATGGAGTTCCTTTATCTGTAGCATACTGAGCGAAACAATCAGCACACTCCTTATCAAATATAGACTTTTTACTTGTGAATTGGATCAACGGTGCTTTAGTTTTTTCCCCTTTATCATTAAGGGTTTTTTCCTCTGTAAATTTTTCTGTCCGAAATCCGCAGTAATAACTACGAACTCTGGATCCATCATCAAGGTTAAATCGCTCCTTAAAATCCCGGAAATAATTCTTAAGCTCCTCTTTAAAGATTCTTTGTGAAAATGGGTATGCTACTTTTGCCTCATCGCAGTAAGTCTTGTACATTTCCCAAGCGGATTTGAGAGTCGTTCCATCTTCCTTCTTAAACACGTGATATGAATCAATCACAAAGTTATAGAAATCGTTGGAGGCCCCAAGCATCGCCGTGGGAATATAATCATCATACTTACCTGGATTACTTAAATATACTTCATGACAATGGTGGGCAATTGCTCCAAGTTCGAAACCAACCTGCTTCATGATTGTTTTATACTCTTTATGGCTCAGTTTATTTCCGGATGGGGATACATCAATGAGTCTTCGAATAAGACCCGATTTTGCATCCGTGATTTTCACCGGTTTATTAGTGCCCATAAATAAGAAACATTTAAATCTATTAGCGTAGGTTGACTTGAACTTCTCATTTACCGTCATAAGCTCGTGAGAAACTAAACTGTTAAGTCTCGTGTTATCTTCAATTTTTGATAAATCGCCATCATGTTGAATTGCAACAAGCGGATTACTCTTAAATGCTTCCAAGGCAAAAGAATTGCTTGAGGAACCAAGAGCTTTCGCATCGAAAACCGAATAATATCCTTCAAATAATTGTTGGATGATGTTGAGCATTGTAGATTTACCAGTACCCGCAGCACCATACAAAACCATAAACTTCTGTATTTTTTTGGAGTCCCCGGATATAATAGAACCGATTGCCCATTCGATTTTATGACGCTCTTCTTCTGTATAAAGAGTAGATATCAATTTATCGTAAGCTGTTATATCGCCAGGTTCAAGCGGGTAATTCAACTTTCGACTGGCGTAATCTTTCTTAACAGTTTTGTGGTTAGAAAATATAAGTTTCTCATCCAACATATGAAAATTGTCTCTCATCTGCTTCTGACAGTACTTGTGCCAGGAGTCAATCATTCCGGACTCAGCGTCCCACATATGCAGAACCTTTATATTAGAGTCAAATTTATGGCGATTTTCTTCTGCATACTTATCGAGTTCTCGGTCTATAAGTTGTAAAGCATCGTGCTCGTCCGTAGACCACAAACCTCGTTCTTCAATCCATATAGCGTAAAAATCACCGCCTCGAATCATGAGATCTGAGCTTTTTTTGATGATGAACTTTGGATAGATTTCTATTACACCACGCTTTGTGCTACGTGTTGAAATCATAAGAAAGTCAAACATCGCGTTTTATTCTCCTTTCACTTTGGCCATATATATTTAAGCTCTTCGATCTCATCACGGAGTTCTTCGATCTTATTACTGAGTTCTTCGATTTTCTTATTCTGTCTATAATTATGGATTTCCACCATAAGTGCATAAGTAGTAATAGTGAATGCGAAAGCGGTTAGAGTTCGGTTGAATCTTGCTTGGTTTCTGAGTATTTTTTTCATTCTTTTAATGGCGTCCGAAGAAGTTTGTAAGCTTCCAAAAATATAATTAATTACCTCAACCATTAACTTCCCCCCTTTTTTTTCGTTTTGTCTTGATAAAACTATCAATCGTTTCAAATTTCCAATCTTTATGACTGTTGAATGTAAATATAAATTCCTGTCCGTTGGTTTGTCTTATACGGAGACTATTTTTACCATTTTGAAACCAGGTATCAATTTTGTCTCCAGCGTAAAGTGGAAAATATAATTCAAACCATTTAAAAACTTCATTATGAGTCATTATACACCTCCTAAGATACTAGTATCTCGTCCAAGTACCAACACATTTGATACCAAATTTCAACAGTTCGCAAATCACGCTTACTGTTCTTAACAGTAAATAATCCGCCTTCTCCATTTCGTTTGTATTCTCGATTCAAAAACCTTGTGATGACGCTGTTCAAATATCCACTGTCAAATCTAGCATCGCTCAAAGAACTTAAACCTAGGTTTGAAATCATGTTCCAAAACCATAACCCGGTACGATTACCTATATCAGGATCGTCCATAATGTGTTCCTCGCAACGAATAGCGAGGGCTGTTAGCATTTCTAAAACGCTACAAGGACGGTCATCCAAATATGTTGCTATCATAGGGCTATCGTACTGACGCTCATATCCAAATCGATATCGGAGGTCTATCCCATCTTCGGCTCTGTTACCATCCATTCCAATAATATAAGTAAACTCCATATCATGTAGGTGGGTTAAAAGCTTCCGATAGGATAGCCTTTTCAGATATTTTTCATCGCATACGAGCTGGTATATCCATTCGAAGTATTCATTATTCAGCTCGTTTTTCGTCATTAATCATCCACCTCGTGCGGCTTTCTTCTGATAACGTCCAAATATTCTCTTTGATCAAGAAGGATTTCATAGTCGCATTTCAGCCTGTCGTTTCTGACAAATACTGAATCATCTTCATACTCTCCAAAACTATTCAAAGAATCGAATCCGACAATGTCTTCGACATCATCCACTATTACATCGTTATCGTCGGCTAGAATTTGATCAGCGTAATAAGTTAGACTAATCATTTCATAGTCATCTAAATTGCCAAATTCTTCCGGACTGATAACATAAGGTTTATCTACGCTCATAGGCTCCTCTTTCACCTCTTCGGGTTTTTCATCAGCCGCCATGTCGGAATAGTTAGTATAACCCCGTTCACGTAACCAGGCTGCGTATTCAACAATGTTTGGTTTTTCTTTTGCGTTGTCCGCCTTTATTCGGACTTCTGTGTCCTCGGTAAAATCAACTTCTCTCTTTGAGAATGCTTCTTTTACTGAATCAATTTCATCTTGAGCTATCTGCTCATATTTTTTCTTAACGTACCGCCAGGTAACTACTGAACCGACGGTTACGCCGAGAACAAATATCATAAAATTTATTGTTTTATTCATTTCTCTTATCCTCCTTAGAATATTAATACTCAGACCGAAATACGTTTTCTCTATTCGGTCCTGAACTAAAGAACAGATATTCAGACAAAGCTTTACAATCATTTGCATACCAATCAGTTAAAATCTCTTCTGCGATTTGAATATCACTTTCACTGACAGGTCGACTTTGTCTCCAGTAACCTGCAAATTGTCCTTTTGCCGACACTACTTCGAGAACTGTTTTTTCGAATTTTTCATTCGAAACCCTATTAAGAATAACCTCAACTACTTTTTTCTTGTCTTCCAATTTATCGTCGTAACATTCCCCCGCTAGTGTTCGAGTAATTGCTTGAACTTCTTCATCAGAATATAGTTTTTCTTCTAACGGTTCTATAATTATTTCCGGTGTTTCGTATGAAGTAGCGATAGTGGATTTAGCCGAAGTAATCGGTTTAGCCGAAGTAATCGGTTTAGCCGAAGTAATCGGTTTAGAAATCACAATCTCTCCAGTGTTGGTTTCATTGATAGGACTATTACTACAAACCATAAATATAAATACCGCACTCAGAGAGACTATGATTATCTTATTTAATTTTCGCATAAAAGGGCCCCCTAAAATATAAAAGACCACCCTAAGACCACTTTTAAAGATCAAAGGGTAGCCTTCGTATTTTTTGATGTACTTATTACATCAGATCCAAAATGTTTCCATCTACATTGAAGTCGAGAAGGACTACTCGTTCGTATACTTCTTTTCCAACTTTTTCATGCATAGCTCTATCCTTTACAAAAGATTCTTCATCTCTTCGGTAGGTTTCGTAAATCCCGAAATCAACGTAATTATCACCATTAGGATTATTGGGATTATATACCCAACCGACAATTTGACCGGCTTTAGTTCTCGGAATACCAAGATCGTCAAGCACATCGTTCAGAAACAAATATCCGTTTGCCCTTAGTTTATCGTTAGCATACTGCTGTTGGGCGAGAAGAAACATTCGATTATAGTTTCCGTCTTTTTCCCAATAAGGATTGGACTCTTCAAAGAAGAAAGTATAATCGCTCAATGAATCTTTGTCTACAACGTTGATGGTCTCTTTGACTTTCTTTTTCTTACCATCTTCGCCGACGACAACTTTTTCAATCTTCTTAGCCTTGATACCGTGCTTTAGCTCGCGGTCGACATCTTCTCCAAAACGCTCTACTACATGATTTCTGTATTCTTTAAATCCTTTATCAACCGTAGCGTAAGCTGCTGCGAGAGCCACGTTTCTTTTACGAAGAATATTGTTCGATGCCAGAATACCACTCAAGGACAGAGCGCCAAGAGCTATTGCTGGAGCATAAAGTTTAGCAAGCTTAACGCCAGTCTGAATATAAACAATAGTTAAATCCTTCTTAACGTCTTCGGGAGTGTATTCCTCTACAAGTTCCTCATTGGCCGCACAATCATGAATAGTGTTGATATCTTCTTTAGCTTTTTCTAAAATATCGCCACACCTAGTAGTAGCTTTACAAGCCATGACCGCACTTACAACGGTTCCGACTACACCTGCCACTAAGAGAATTTCCGGACTATGTTTTTTGAGCTTAAAACCAATCTTGTTAAACGAACTGCTTACAGTCGTCATAAGTTCTGTTTTTTTCATAATATAACCTCCTTATTATTGGTATAGATGGTAACAGATTCTTTATCAATAGTAACAGATTCTTTATTAATATTAGATGCGATCTCTGCACCACAGGCTGCATAACCAGCTAAGTCTACGAAGCTGTCTTCAGTTGCAGTCCCAGTTTTAATCCTAGCGATCTTAAGTAACGCCATCATCATGGCAACGTCGATTGCTGTGAAATCAGTATTTTTATACACCGACCATAAATCGGCTATCGACTGAAAGTTATCTTCGGGTGAACCATATTCATTCTCACGTTGGCCGCACACACATTGTTTGGCTCTATCTAGAGTTTCTGCTCTTTTCATTTTATCTCTCCTCATTCAAATATTCATAATAATCGGATTCTGTTGCAAATAACATCCAACGTCCAGCAACAAATCCCATGTATCCATATGAAGTCAAATATCCTTTCATAATAATCCTCCTAATTTAGTGGAAGGGCTTTGGGCAGTTTAAGCATATATCCGTCTCGTACTCGAATTACAGAAGCACTCCTAATATCAGTCCATCCGTATTTATTATCTGTATAATTTCCTGTTACGCCGACCAAATCATACAAATCTGCCACACTAACCAAACCATAAGTAGAAATCAACTCGTCCATTCTTGACAGGACGTCTTCGGCTTCTCCTCGATTATCCAAGATAATATCATCATAGTTATAACCGGTTTTTGTTCGAGCCGCGCTATAATCTCTTCGACCATTTCCTCCATCGTAGTAACTCCTATAAGATATCTTAGAGGCAGTGGAATTACTCTTCGTCCTACCTGTTCCCCCGTAAAGTATCATGTCAATACCGTTCGTCACGATATCCGAAATGGCTTTTTTAATTGCTGGAACCAGTACATCCAATAGAATATAAGACTTTACGTTGTTGACATCCTCCGAGATGAATATGTCCGTAAACTTCTGAATCTCGCTTTTCTTCTTGGATTTTACCGTTCCAGTAATTATTTTTTCTACCTTTTTCTCTGGTATAGACCCCTTTTGAGCTTCCTTAGATTTATGGGAATTTGGCTTGTATTCCTCCATTACGTTTACTCCTTTCCTTGAACTAGAACGAGGGGTCCCGGTAAAGTGATTTTACTATTTGGAACCTTATTGTTCTTTTTCTTATATTGATAGGCAAGATTACTCCTAGCCTTTTTCTCAGATACAGCATACGTAGAAGCCTTCCAACGATTAGCAACACAAGTCTCAAATTCCATAACTGGCCCATCGTACGAATATTGTTTCATAAACATTTCTCCTTTCTAAGTGAATAATCCTCAAAACTTCCAATTCAAAGGGTTTCTCAGTGGTTTTGGAAAAATGATCTGATATCCGTGTTTAGTTCTCATGATCTTTACAGTACTTAGATCACTCCAACCAAGTGAATAATCCTCAAAACTTCCAACGAGACCACATAGGTTATATAAATCAGAAACGGTAATCCAACCATACGTTCTACAAATATCATCAGCGCTAGAAAGAATATCTTCAGCATCCTTTCTCGTTTCAAAAACTACATTTTCAAAGGGTTTCTCAGTTTTACGATTTTCGTAATAACTCCTATAAGACGAATATCTTTTCTTTGGTTTGTCGTTTTCTCCATACAGGAACGTTGTTACTTCTTTTGAAATTTTATTTTTTAGTGCTGTCCGAAAAATATCAGACTTAACCACAAATTTAATAGTAGTTATACCGCAAAGTACGAACCCTCCAGCTACACCACTGGTAAATATCAAAGCCGCTTTTACAAATTTATTCATGTTTTTTTCTCCTTTCAAAAAGAAAAAGAGAAAGTACCCTGTTAAAGGTACTCTCCCTCGTTAGAACTCTGTTTTCTATTTACTTAGATACATCAAGTTACTCGTCGATTTCGGCATCGTCAAGATTATCAACTTCTTTGTTAATCCTTCGCTGTTCTTTCTTGGTTTTGATTTTAGCCACTACCGGTTTAATTACATACTTGTAAGCTACAAAGCCTCCAAGAACTATCAAACCGACACCAGCTGCCTTCTTAAAAACCTTTCCAGAACCCGCTGTTGCGATTCCCTCAGTTGTTTCGATAACCTCTTCGTTTACCATGATTTCGTTAGTATTCATTTCATCTTCTCCTTTCGAATATAGAAATTTTTAATACGTTCTCCATTAAAGAACGTGTTTTTTTCGCGTACCAAAAGCTAAAAGAACTTAAGGGACCTGTTGTATTCGTATTTAGGTGCGACTTGATAATCAATCACAAGACAAGGGGTTCCTTCATCCGCCAACTGCGAACTGAAACTCAACTCTATGTATCCATGATCAATATCCCATCCAAGATCATCACCAATACTGGTCGGGTTAAGACCGATTTCATAATAGAACTCATTAAGAGAAATATACATTTCATTTCTCATCCGTCTATTAAGTTCGTTCTCTACCTTTTTTAATTTGTCGATATCCGATTTGAAATATCGCCCAGAAATAACATCATAACAGAGAGTATTACCTCTTTCGGTAATAATGACTTCTTTACTAGTAACGGGGTCTCGTTCGATTCTGTCCTTGGCGATTGAATCCCTTACAGATTGTTCTTTTTTCTCACCAATAGTTTCGATTACTTTTTCTTGATATTCTTTCAAAGCAGATTCTGATAAGGTATAAGCAGTAGCCAATGCTGCATTACGGCGAACATTTACAGAACTTGCACCGATTAGGCAAGCCACAGATATTCCACCTACGATCGCTGATGGAATATAACACTTCCAGGTGAGTCGAATAACATCTTTTATTGGAAGTGGTGTGCTTCCGTAAATAAACTTTTCATCATTATCCGCACGTTCAAGACGCTCATCATTAATAATTTCTAGTGCTTTTGGCGTTGCTCTAACCGCCATTACGGTTGTAGTAATCATTCCAGCGATTCCGATACCGGTAAGAATCTCCGGACTATGTTTTTTCATTGCCGTCCGTACACTTTTGACAATGTTAGATATGTTTAATTTACCCACATTTTTTCCCCTTTCGTTTTTAAGTTCTTGGTACCACCCACAAAGGGTAGTGATTTAATTAACCAACAAGAAGACCGGACGAACGCCAAGAGATTTCGAAGCGGAGTTGTAGCCCGAATGGCCACTGTCGGACACAAAAGCGAAACATACCTCAGACATGTTTTTCTTTGTTGCGTTTCGTAACCAACCCCACTCATAATCGTTGTTGAAATCAGCAACACGATTCATCCGCTTCACCATAAGAGGTAACTGCTCATCATCGTCAGGCTCTACGGCGTTGTACCAATCGTCATGACCGAACATCTGCCCGTATGTCGGAATCGTAAGATTTTCGATTTTACCTTGCATAGCTTCCGGAAAAGCAGATAACAGAATATCGCTCATCCATTTATTAAGGTCACTTTTTTCAAAGCCGCCTTCGTTGGTTGGTGTTACATTCATGGGTCTACTAGCAACGTAATCGTCAAATATAAACAACGGTCCTCTGTCCGTGATTTTCTGCACCGTTGCAGTAAACTCGCCAAACCCAACCAGTTGAATTGTGATCTGATCTCCGATCCGTACTTTCTTAACCTCGACTTCTCTCATTCTTAATACTTTCATGATTTTTTTCTCCTTTCAAATAT